GTAGTGTTCTGTGAGAGTAGTGTTTATGTGGTGGACACAAACCCACTGACAGCAGCGGCAGCTACAGCCGGCAACGCTACCAGCACCTTCACGATCCGGCAGGTCAGCAACAAATCAGGAGCTATCAGCCACAGGGCAGTGGCACAGGTAGGGGAGGATCTTCTTTACTTGAGCCGGGACGGAGTAAGGAGCCTCAAGCGTACAATGGCAGAGGAGATGGTAGCCGATACAGCCGGGGTGATCTCCTACCCGATTCAGGATCTGATTGATCGGATCAACTGGAGTGCAGCAGTGCAGAAGGCTGCAGCAACATTCTGGGGAGGTAACTACCTTCTCTCTGTCCCGCTTGATAGCAGTTCAGACAACAATGCCCTGCTAGTCTACAACGTAAATACAAATTCTTGGGGAGGCTTCTGGCAGGGAAATGCCAGCTATCAGGTCAAGGCTATCGACTTCGCAGTGGCAGCCTTCAACGGTTACGCTGAGAAGCTGATTACACTGGACAAGATTGGCAACCCTCTTGAGTTCAGGGATTACGTTAATCCTGACAACGCAGTAGCCACTGACTATCAGGACACTTTCGACGGGAGCACCTACAGAGACACAGCTTGGCAGGCGGTTACAAGAGGCTTGGCTTTCGGTGATCAGCTTAGTCCGAAGAGTGGTGACTTCGTAGAGTACGAGTTTGATAGGAGTAATGCCAAGGTAGACATAATTCCAATTTTGGACGGTGATGAGGGAGAGAGGTTAGTTACCAATCTCGAAACAGGTTCAGGAGTAATCACACTGACATCCTCAGCTCCGGTCTTACCCTTCACACTACCAGATGCAAAGGTGCGGAGATTTAGATACAGCCTCACCCAGTACGACCCTTTCAGGGAGCTACAGTTTAAGCTGCAGCAAAGCACAGGAGACACAACAGGAGACAAGTATGTCGCCCTGAGAAGTATACAAGCTGGGGCGTTTATCGACACTATGGAGGCAGACCTTTGATCACTTACGAGGATAAAGTTGCGAAGGCTGTGGAACTTTGTGCCGGGGGGAACAGGGAGGCACACCTTTATCTTAATATCATCTGTAAGGCGGCAAGGTTTATTGATGACCTGTTTGATGACCAAGACAAGTGGACGGGAGGTAAGACTTACGATCTGGCTTTTCTGCTTCTGGTGGAGTTACCGGATAATCCTTTCTTTATCGCAAACAGGCACACCCTTCTCCCGCTGCATATAGTTGCCTTGAATGCTTGGAAAGACGCTAACAGTTGGGAGGATGCTGGGGATACTAAGCGAACCTATGCGCTTGTGATCCGAGACACTTTAACAGAATTAGGCTTGATGACTGCCTTCCTCACAGGAGGAAAAGATCATCTTGAAAAGGTAAGTTTGACAGTCAGAGAATTGTTTTTGAAAGAGGAATTTTAGCTATGGGAATGTATTCACCAGATCCACCGGATCCGCCCGATTACGCAGCAGCAACCCGCGAAGGTGTTGAGGCTGATATAGACAGTTTACCACTTAGGAAGCTAATCGAATCAGCCGCACGCCAAGGCACTAAAGTCACCTACACAGATATGGATGGTAAGGAGAAGACTGTAGACTTCACAGGCTTTGGTGACGTTGATGAATCCCGTAAGGAGCTGGAGTTTGCTGAGGAGTCTGCTGATCGGATGGCGAAGGCAATGCTTAACGTACAGGAGAAGTACGGGGCTGACTTTGTTAAGCAACGCCTGAAGGAGCTGGAGATCTCTGATCCTCAATTTAGGAAGGTACGGGATGCACTCGGTAAGGCTGCTCTGGAAGATGTTGAATCAGGTTACAAGCTGGCCCCCGGTATGCGGGATGAGGTGCAGCAGGCAACCAGAGCCGCACAGTTCGCCAGAGGTAACGTCTTCGGTGCAGCACCAGCAGCAGAGGAGGCTTTCGAGGTGGGTAATGCAGCCTTTAGGTTAAGGCAGCAGCGTCTGGCTAATGCAGCCAGCTACCTATCAGGCACTACTCCTGTAGCTCAGTTTGGACAGATCGCAGGAGCACAGCAAGGAGCTGCAGCCTTCAATCCGCTGGAGATCCGAAGCAGCATAGGTCTGGATCCGAATGCAGGAGCCAGATCACTGGGCTTGGCACAGGGAGTCTACAATAATCAATTTCAGGATTATATGAACCGGCAGCAGCAAGGGGCTAGTATGCTGGGATCTGTAGCCGGTCTTGGGCTGGGTGCATTAACTGGCGGGGTACTTGGCAGCATAGGCGGCGACTTTGGAAAAGGAGCTTTAGGTGTAATAGGAGGAGGAGGCAAGTAGGATGGCAATGGATGGCAAAACATTTCTAGCAGCCTTTCAGGTTGGTTCTAGGCTGTACCCTGATGAGGTAGACAGAAGGATTAACAGGGGAAAGATAAACCTACAGAAAGAGCTTCTTGAGCTTGAGAAGGACGTAGAGATAGCTAAGAAAGAAAGAGAGAAGACAGGGCTTAAAGAGTTTAACGAGTTCAAGCAAGGCTTTGAAAAGTTAGATCTTAATAATGTCAACTTCCCTACGCAGTGGAAGAATCTGGTTTCTAAGCATATCACTGGCATATCAATGTCACCGACAGCTAATGCTATGTATAAAAACATAAAGGATACTGTCATTAAGTCAGAAGTTTACAAAGCCTCTGAGGTAGGCACTGCTGATGTTGCTAGAGCTGTTCAACACTGGAACCAGAACAACCTAGAGAAGATTACAGACATTGCGAATCTTCCAGACGACATCAGGCAGTCAGTGGTTAAGTCACATAAGGATTTTCTTAGAGAGGAGAGGAAGACCGAGCTGCGTGATGAGTTAACCCTCAAGGATGAAGTGGCAAGGGAGGGCGATGAGAGGGCAACCTTCACAACCTTCCTCCAAGAAACTGGCAGCTCCTACAAGCCAGAAGATTTTAACAAGCCTGAAGCTCGCAATGAGATGCGGATCCACAACCAGCTCAAAGAGGTTAAGGATCTCGCAATCGAGGCAGGTAAGGACGGGGTTCCTTTGCTGAAGAGGCTGAAGGTAAAGGATGACGGTACTGGCTATGCCAATGACACAGAGATCAAGGCAGAGCTTCAGGAGATAATCGACAACAGGAAGACAAAGAGAGGCTTGCAAACCAAGAGCCTCAGTGAGTCACAGGGAAATGCCTTCTCCTACTCTGAGAGGATGCGCTTCGATAACAGAGTCATCGATCAGATGTATGTTAAGGGACTCGTCCCAGAGGACAATATTCTTGATACCTTACTGACTGATTGGGGATCAGACAGTAAAACTGATTTCTTCAATGTTGTTGTAGATCCGAAATTCAGGCAGTTCAAAACAGCAACGGATAACTTTATTAGGGCAGTACTTCGTAAGGAGTCAGGTGCTGCTATTGCCGAATCAGAGTACAGAGGAGCCTTTAGGGACTATATTCCCAGACTCGGAGACGATCCTGAGACGGTTGAACAGAAGAGAAGGCTTCGGCTTGGTATTACAAACGTAATGCGAAGAGTTAGCTCAATCCCTTGGGATGATGAGGGAGGCATACCTCTCCAGCCTCTACAGTTTGACACTAAAGAGCAGGCAGAAAAATACTTTAATCTAGGTTATGTACAACCGGGCGACACTATTGAAATTAAGACAGATAGTGGCTGGCAGCCTTACATCTACAAACCCAAGCCCAAGAAAACGCCTTGATCTATGGCAGCGAAAAAAAAGACCTCAACCTTTTTAGACGACCTTGTTCCTGTCACTAAAGAGAAAGAAGAGTTTGAACTGTCTCCAGTTCCTGACTCTCTGAGGCAGATCAGGCCAACGCCTTCGACTACATCCCCAAGGAAGCCTAAACAGGACTTTAAGCTAGATCCTGACTTTGTTCCTGTTGGCGAAGTCAGGACTTTCACAGACGATGAGCTTTTCAGGAAGATCGAGGGGAACCTTGAGTACAGCCCAACAGACGATGAGCTGGATAAGTACCTCAAGTATAAGGAGCAGAATCCCACAGGAGCCGTAGACTTTATTAAAGGAGCTTGGGACGGGGCTTGGGGAGTCTTGGGAGAGATTGGATCAGGAGCCAAGGCTATCGTATCGGAACCCCTGAAGAGCTTGGACTTCTTTACAGCAGAAGGCTGGGAGAGGAAGGCAGCCAATATCTCTGAAGGTGTTGCAAGAGCTACTTGGGATCTTGGCACTCTAGGCCGGGAGTTTAATGAGATGTTTGGCCGGCTTCGGGATGATGAGCTTCGTGAGGAGATGAAGGAGATGAAGCTGCGGCAGTCAAATCCTGATTACCAAATGAAGGGTGCAATGGGAGGAGAGGCTTACCTCTCACCAGAGCAAAGGGAGCAGCTCAGGAAGACGTTTGCAGTTGATTATATTAAGGAGAGGATCAGCGACGATCTGGAGGACATTGAGGAGACTACAGACAACTTCCAGAAGCCGGTTGATCAGCTTAAGAGAGAGTTTGCCAGAAGAGGGTTGACCTATGTGGAAGACGCAACCAAGAGGGACTACACTACAGCCAACTACATCGACAATATACTGGACGATAAGCAGCGTAAGAAGTTGGTGGACGATTTCCCTAACTGGATGCGGGGAAGGCAGCGGGATAGGTGGAGAAGAACCCGCTATATGCAAAAGATCTCTGAGAGAGCCAGACGGGGCGACCAGACGATAATCGGGGAGTTCTTCGGGCCAGAGTTTGACGAGAAATTTAGGAAGGTAGTCAACCCACAAGTGGCTACCCTATTAAGCTATGCCGGCGGCCCTCCAGAGGTTGCTGGAGCATTAGCTACGAGGATCCCAAGGAAAGGATTAACAGCAGGGGCAGCACTCACAGATCCGATACAGACAGCCCCAACCTTGGGGGGCAAGGCAACAGAGCTTGCTGG